TTACCTAAGTCGCCTGGTTGAGTGTTGCCAGTCATATAAACCGCTAACACGGCGGCGATAACTGACCGCCCGTAACTGCACAAAAGCGCTTTAGCGTTTTTCATGGGTTACGCGTTGGTGTAGGTAACGCTTACTTCGCCACCATTGGCCATTAAGTTAAAGGGCTGCATTTCTACCCACCCTTCGTTACAGCCTGAAAAGCCTTCGCCGTTCATTTCGCCGGACATACAAATGATGTTGGAAGTTGTCCAACCGTCGTCCGCTCCCGATCCTCCAGCCGACCAAGCTATCGAACCTTGCAGAATGCAAATTCCGTCTTGATACCAGCGCATAGCGTTAGTGATGTTTGTGTCGTTCGGTGTAAAGCCGAGACTTGTGGATGCGCCCGGTGCAGCTTCGGCGGTTGCCCCGTTTGATGACTGCACTCTTAGGTCGTACTTCGTTTGGTTATGTATGTTAAATGTGACTGGCCCCATGTTATTTCCCCTTAGCTAAGTAGTAGTGCGGCTTCATCAGCAGTAATTCCTAGCTGGTCAAGTACAACCTGTTTTGCTGCTAATCGAGCATTAGCCACATCTGTGATGGTTTGCAGATGTGCTGTTAATTCTTGTTCAGTCATAATTACTCCGAGTATCCGTAAACGCGGTATGTGCCAGTTAATGTGCCAGCGGATGAAATGATTGTGAACGAGTCAAATTGTGCTGTGTTGTAAACACCAAGATTTATTGCGCGCCCCTGATATGCGGTCGCACTGTCAAGATACAAAAGATTGCCCATAGCGGCGCAAGGCCCTGCTACTTGTGGGTCAATAAAATCAAGTGTCAAACAATAAAAATATACAGTTGCATCCATTTGCCCCATGTCAAAAGATGTTTGGTTTGATACACCAACGGCAGTTGGGTTGCCAGGTGAGTTTTGCGAATAAATTGCGCTGGTGTTATTTGTGCCAGATGTGCGGTAACGGCCTGTCAATGTTGTGTCTAATGTTGCTGCTCGAATGGTGATGATGGCTCGATAGTTTTTGTGAGTGGTTGTAAAGGTGTTCGTGTCAAAAGTGATTGCGCTTACAGCAGTAAAAGTGTTTGACGCTTGCGTAATTGATACTAGGCCGCCTGCCGCAAAAGTAAAGTTGGCATTAAGTGAAGACGCGGTCAAAATTTGACCGGAGGTGTAACTCGTTAGCGGCATGATTCTGATCCTAACTTAATGCGGGCTGGGGCGTGGTGATATCTAAAATTGCAAACACTGGATCGTCTAAAATAAACTCATAGATCAGTGTGGTCGGTGAGGTAAAGAACTTGGTAGCCATTCCGTAATCAAAGGTTATTGTGTGCTCGATTCCTTCAATGTAAAGCTCTTGGGTGACCGCTCCGAATGACTCTGTCTTGGTAATTTCTATAAGGTCGCCGATTTCGGCGGTTGCAAGGGCGTCGCGCTGGGGTTCCGACAGTGAGCCAAACCAAGTGCCTATTGATGTGTATCTGGGCGAAGGATCTCCCACAAGTAAATAGTCGGCAAGTGTGAGAGCTTGCGCGTTGCTGGACAGAAGGCTTTGAGTCTGCTCTACTGATTGAATAAAATAGGCGGCTTGAGATGTTGCGTCAGTGGCGACTTGTGTAGTCCCGCCTTGAATCGTGATTGATGCCCGGTTTACCACATCCGATGCGTCGTATTCGATGGTAAGAGCGTTGTAGGGCGTGTTTATTGCGTCGCCAAATTGGATAGTAGGCGAAGAGAATGATGCCGATATTCTTTTTTGAAATGTCAAGACGCCTTCGCGGGATATAAAAATTCGTCCCTGTTCTGCGTTAGATATTTGTGCAAGGTAATCCATCACGGGAGTTGCATTGTTTATGAGGTATGCGCCCAGCGTGGCAACTGGATCGGCGGCGATGCTGGTAGTCCCGGTGTAATTGACTTCTGGGAATGCGAGCACCGCAGACACTCGAGCACTGGAAGTCTGCACCGATGGAGTCCGTTCGGCGAGAGCTGTACGCGCAAGAAGATATGTGGCATCGGCAGAAGCGACGCTAACTGTGTCTAAGGCTCCGAGATTGTAGAAGTAGTCGTAGTTGGTGACATAGGTTTGAATCAAGTATTCGCCATCTCTGGACACTCTGACTTGTCGTAATGGTGCGAGTCCGGGCATATCGCTTGCTTCGTTGAAGTAAATTGATAGATCGTTTAGCGGGTTAAGTTCTTGGGCTGCGTCTTCCAGCATTGTAAAAGTCAATGTTCCAGACTGATTCGCTTGATCGGTCGTTCGCTCTCGACCGCGCCTTATAGAAAGACTTTTCACATAGGTCGTTATGTCTGCGAAATCTGTCGTACCGTTCAGCACAAAGTCAGAATTATTTAAGACTCCCCGAACTGCGTCATCCAGCTCAAAGCCATCTACGATTGCACCTGTGTCTAACTCGACAAGGATGTCTCCCGCGTTTGGGACTGTGACCGCCATTAGGCGACCTGAATGTTCGCAGGGCCGTTTGTGAGATTGAACTGGCGGATCGCGTTTACGACTGCTTTGCCGATGTCGGCACTTGATGAAAGTCCGCCTGTGATGTTGATGGTGATTCCGCCCATCCCAGAATTGTGTCCAGTGAGTGGGATGACCGCTTCAGGGCCGCGCTCGCCGATCATTGCAAGCGTTGGCCCTGTCACGATCCCGCCTTCTGCAAGGTAAGGAATGTTAGGTACATCAAAGCCTTTGTCGCCAAGACCGGGCACCCATGAAGGGAATTTAAAGGAAAGTTTGCCGATGGTGCTGTTCCAAAGTTTAGCGATGCCGTTAAAAAGTGTTTTGAAGATGGTGTAAAGCCCTGTGAAGTAAAAAGTAAGTCCGTCAAATACTGCCTTGCCACCTGCGACAAGTGCATCAAATACAATGTTTACCAATTTTCGGAATCCTTCAAATTTGTCGTAGGCAAGTTTTAGAGCGATGACAAGTAAGCCGACTCCGATTGCAATTATTGCAAAAGGGTTTAAAGCCATTGCAATGTTTGTGATGACGATAGCTGCTGCGATTAGTCCGATTGTTCCTGCGATCATTGTGAATTTGTCTGGGTTTTCTTGTGCCCAGTCCGCAAATTTTTGTAGGAATGGCAAGACAGCTTCTAAGACTGGAAGGAGAGCTGCACCGATTCCTTCTTTTGTTTCTGCAATCGAGTTTTTAAAGATAGCCATTTTCCCTGCGGCTGTTTCAGAGTTCGCCGCTACTGCTCCTCCAAAAGTGCCGCCAAGGGCACTCATGATTTCGTCAAGGCTTGCACCATCATCAACCATTGTTTTGATCTCTGGAGACAAAGTTTTAAGTGCTTTAAAGTTTCCTTCGTAAGCTTTGGCAAGGGCGTCGGCAACTGTCGCAGAATCGGTATGTAGGCCTTGGGAGATATCCATGACTAAATTCATGTCTGCCATAGCCTTGTCGGCGTCTTTTGTGCCTATGGTCAATTTTTCTAGGGCCACTCGATATTCTGTGTCGGCAATTCCAGAGGCTCGACTCATGACGGAGATCTGATCTTCTAAAGATTTGACTTGTGCGTCTGATGCTCCGGTCGTGTTTTGCAAAATTAGTTTGAGATTTGCTTGTTCTTGTGCGTCTTCCATTGCGGCTTTGGTGGCGTCACCGAGTACGACTGCGAGACCTGCGATGGCGGCGGCGGCTGGGACTGCGGCTTTCTTTATTGCAAATTGCGTTTTTTTTGATGCACCTTCAAGCGATTGGAATTCCTTAATTGCGCGCTGGGTTCCTTTCGTGTCAAATTCTGAAATGATCGGGATGTTAATTGATGCCATTACGAGACCACATTTCGATCAACTTTGTCCATGACAGTCTCCACAATTCGCCGCATCTCTGATTCAACTGTGTCTTGATTCTTCTCCATTGCTTTCCACATTACTCTTGATCGACTGCCATAGCGCGCCGACAATGCTGCACCGAGTCTGCCGTTCGCAGCCATGTCAAAAAGTGCTCCAGTAGATCCCGAGTAGATGATGTTGAAGACGCCGACATTCCGCATTTGTCCTCGGAACTCCGAGACCTTTTTGGTGTTAATTTTGGCGGAAATCTTCTGTTTCCTACCTGCTTCCCAAGGGAGCATTTTAAAGCCTGACTTGGTAGTCCAATTTCTCCCCATACCAGACAAAGGAACGGAGTTAGGAATAAGAGCTAAAGCGTCATTGATGACGGGTTTTGCGACTTCACGAAAGTCTTTTGCGATCTGGTTACGAAGTCCCGGCTCAACCGAGTTCAGCTGCTTGATTGCATCTTTGAGACCGTAGATCTCTACCTTGGTATTAAGTCCTTCCGCCATGTCACCTTTTCTTGTTCTGTTTTTCTAGCACTGCGATAATGGTAGTGAGATCTCGCGTATCGAAAGTGTCAGAGTAGAAAGTGGGAGCCCACCCGGTCGCGACTACAAGTTCTGCGAGTTGTCGCCTGTAGCCGCGTCCGTAGGGTTTGGAATTTCTTCTTCCCCTGCTGGCGCGCATTCCATAGACAAATTCTCTTTAAGCCACTGCCGCCAAGTAGTGGGAAGTGTTTCACCTTTTAATTCAAGCAAAGAATATGCCCAGCAACAATAATCCGAGACACCGATTCCGCGTCCGTCAGACACTCGACGATTCTCTAAGCGTTCCCATTCGGCGATTGACCAGAGGTTCGTCCAAAGAAATTCTTCTTTGCCATCGCGAACAAGTTTTAACTTAAGCTTCATTATGTTTCCTTTCGTCGGGCCAAGGAAGGCCGAAGATTACGGTGTTGTATCGATTGTAAATTCGCCGCCCTGCGTGGACATCGTGATGCTTTGGAGCTCTCCAAGCGATGCGGAGATCTGGTCAAGACTTGCCATGTAGGTATTACTTAAAACTAGCTCGGGATTCGTAGCACTGATTGCCGAGGCAAAAGGTTTTGCTTTTACTTCAAACTTTGTTCCGTACAACGCGGACAAGAATTGCCATGCTCCAGTGTTGGAGTAGTCCATGAAGAGTGT